CCGACATCCGCATTAAGGATTGCACCGTCGTTTATGCGGACTGTGCCGCCATTAACATTGCCCCCAAGCACAACATCAGTGACGTTGACGGTTACGCTGCCGCTGGTGGTAAAAATACCATTGGCAACCGCTACCGCACCGGCTGTGCCTAGTAGTCGGTTGACAGTCACATTCTCATCGATTGTCACCGTAAAATTATTAGCGTGGACATCATCACCAGACGCCGGTTTTGTACCGCCATTCCAGTTCGCGGCATTGCTCCAGTTGCCGTTTGCGAGTGGGTACTTTTCGGCCATCACTCACCCCCAAACACGTCGCGAACCTGCTGCTGCGTCGTGATCGTCGCAGCGTGCAAGCGTTCGCGGACGACCGCCGACTTCGCCTCATACCATGCCGACACTTGATTTGCCGCGTCGCGTTTAGTTGCCTGATCAATTGCGGATTCCGCTTGCGCTAGCGTCATCATTTGATACTTGCGACCACCGCCCAGCGCGTAAAGTGCCGCGACCTGATCGGCCGACAGCGACAACGCCCCGATCATGCCGATCACCAGCGGCCCATGCGATGCCAAGTGCGTATCAACTTGCACCGACCCCGGCGACGCAAGGTGCGACAACAATCGCTCGATGCCAGATGATAGCGCGATCAGGTTCGCATCGTCGCTAGCGGCCAGCGTTGCGACCGACTCAGCCAACGGACCACGCCAACCGCCGCCGACGCCGAACCAGGCTAGTCGATTGTCGGCCAGGTAGTTTCGTAACTCTTGCGCGTTGATCGGTCGCGCGGTTTCGTGACGACTTGCAGCATACGCCACGATCTGCGCCGCCGTCATGGTTTGCCAATTTGGAATGTTCGCGATCGTCATGTCTTTACCTATAAGATTTTCCAGGCCCTGAGATATGCCCGATTCGCAATCCTTTAACCGCGTCGGCGCTCGCGCCCGTAGTATCCTGGCCGCGAGACCGAGGCGGCTCCGCTGCGGACGCCTTTGAGCGTTTGGGAGCCGGCGTGATTGGTGGATACATGTTCGACGGTGTACGTTACTTCGTCGCAGACAAAGACACTGCCGATAGGCACCTCCGATTCACCGGTGCCAAGCAGCACTTTTCGGACAATCACCTGCTCGCGATCATCTTTCGTGCGTCGCCACTCGGTACGCTCGCGGTAGACAGTCGCATCGGTCGGCTGAGGACTGCCGCCGATGCGTGTCAACGTGATTGCGGACAAACCACCATGAGCCGACTGGACGGCGTATGCGACACCGCGAATAGCATCAGCCAGGCCCATGGTTTCAGCCTTATTCTGGCGCTGGCGTGTATTCGTTCAGCTCAACTAAGACCGACGTTTGGCCCGACACCTTTTGAAAGACTGCTCGGCCGATGTCGACTCCCGATTCTGTGCCGTTTGCAACTGCGACGCCAGCAAGGATTTCGACAGTCGCACCGGCGGCAAAGGTGGTTGCACTGGCCGATGGCACTTCGGCGATTCCCTTGTATCGCACATGAATCGGGTCGCCAGTAGCATTGCTGGGGTTGAGCTTCTCAACCAAGCAAGCGCCCAGCACCGCGTGAATGATGATTGCGCCGCTGGCGATGTTTGCCGACGGCGCAGGAATCTGGGCGGTGCCGAACTCGAAATGAAATTTTGCGGACATTGGGTTGCAACCGTTAGCGTGTTCGAGGGTCGGAGTGACTCCCGAACACGATGCCTATTTTCCGCGATGTGTCCCGATTTGGGTTGCGCTGGTGTCCAGGCTTTAGCCGCCGAGTATTGGTCCGGTCGATGCCGGGCGGCTAAAGCCTGGACACCAGCGCAGGCCTGAGATTACTCGGCCGCAGCCTTGCGGCGACGTCGACGAGGTGGCGGTGCCTGTTCCTCTTCGGCCTGGGCAATCATCTGCTCGACGACTTCGGGGTCGCGGTCCTTTTCAAACTCGGGGTCGTCCGATTCGCAGAAGACCGCGTCGCCGGTGCGGACCAGGCTGAGCAGCTGTCCAATTTCGACGCGAGAATCGAGTTCAAAGTCGCGTCCGCTCCGCAGCAGCGATAACAGATCGCGTGTAACGCTGAGGTCTTTCTCTGTGGTCACGGTGGCAACAGTTTCGCCGGCTTCAAAGCGACCGGACGAAGCGACGAATGTCGCGATAGCAGTGATGGTGATTTGCATGATTGTTGATTTTGAGGAGGTAAAATTTGCTAACAAAAAAGGCGATGGTCTGCGTGAGCAAACCACCGCCCAGTGCGGCGATCACAGCAGAGCCCTGGGGCCAGAACTTACGCTGTGGCTCGATGCAACCCACGCCAATCGATGGCCTTGCCACCGATGTCCATGTTGCACTTCCAACCCATCCCCCAACGGGCTCCAGTCAACATGAACGTATCCATACGCGGTGCACGGCCGGTTCCTCGGCGATAGCCGATTTCGATCCCATTGCGGTTTGCAGCAGCGGCCCCGTACCAGGTCGTTTCCGATCCGGCGTACTTTGTGCCGGTATCGGGATCGGTTACACCGTTGTCGAGTCGCGGATCAGGCACCACCTGGAACTGGCCTTGATGCGGGTTAGCGGTACCGTCCTGCGTGTTGGCAGTCGTGTTCCGCAGCTCCGCACTGGTGACAAGCTGACGAGCGGTAAACTCGAGGTTTTCGGGAACGATCAAATAACGCATCGCGTTCTGGATCGATCGCCCGTTTTCGCTCTGGGTCGCCATGTTGGCTTTCGCCGTCCGCAGCGTACCAGCAGCCAAAGCCGCAGACGTCTCGACGTTGCCGTGATCGGCATGGAACAGCGGTGTTGCGTCCCGCATGTTCGCGTTGGCAAACAGGATCGCATACACGAGGTTGGGCCGCAGCTCGGCGGCCAGCTCCCCAAGTTCACGCGGCGTGTGCTCGGACAATCCGCCGAAGCTGTCGTCGATCATGTCCTGTTCGTCGATCGTGAACTGACCGGCGTAACGAGCGATCTTATAAGATTCGATCGCGTCGCCGTACTCGATCTGCTGGGCTTCGGCACCGCGCGCAAGCTTCTTCATGCCAGACGCCTTCGTCAATCGGCCTCGGTCGTTGACCTTAAAGTCGTTGACATCGGCTTCGGTTACCCAGCCTCGGGTCGAGTCTGCGATTCCGAGATAGGCCTGCAGGATCTGCATGTTGACCGACGTGCTGAAAATCGCACTCAGCGTCGCGGTCGAAAGTGCGCGACGGATCACGTCGTCACGATCGTGCGGAACAGGACGATTGGCCAATCGCAACGCCTCGCGGCAGAAGTCGACCATCGACAACGACGCGAAGTTATGCGACATGTCGCGGGCCCGTTCAAACCGTTCCATCGGATCAGGTTCGGTGCCACCGGCGACGCGAGCGATAAACCGGCCGCCTGCGGTCGCTGCGGCCAGGTTGTTCAGCCAGGCACCACGCACGCCGTCGCGTCGCAGCATGGCCGATGCTTCGCGACGTGCGAACATCGCATCGTCGAGGGCGAATCCTTCACGCAACAACATCGCACCTTGCAACGCTTCGAGCGTGCAGTCGCCGTCGTGCGATCGGGAAATGATGCCGATTTGTCCGCCGCTGCCATGGCCACCAGGAACGGCGGCGGGGCGTGTTCGCAAGGCTCGCAAAAACTCGCGAGTGACCTGCTGTTCGTCCCAGTCTTCGGCGAGTGCTCGCTGTACGAGATCGGCCGGAATGTCGGTACCGGCTTGTTGGCGAATGAACTCGGCACGACGACGACGTTCGGCAGCGTTGGCGGCGATCGCTCGTTGGATTTCAGCCTGCAGGTCGGCTGGGGTTTGGTTGCCGTTCGCGCTTCGGGTCAGGTCTTGGCCTGGGTCCGCCGGAGTCGTTGCACCGGCGGTGCCTGGACCCGGAGTGTTTGTTGTGCCGCTGCGTTGGACAGTTCCTTTGTCTTCAGGCGGGTCACTGCCGTCTCCATCCGCATCGCCGATCCTCTCGAACTCCGCGAGCTCGTGGTCGACCAGGTTACGAGCAAAGTTTTCGGCGGCCGTATCATCAGCGTCAGGACGCATGCCGAGATCGACCAGATACGAGAGTTGAGCGGCTTTATAGGCCATGGGTAAGCACCATGTTCGAGGGTCGGAGTTGACTCTCGAAAACGATGTCTAATCTTTGCCATGTGTCCCGATTTGGGTTTCGCTGGTGTCCAGGCTTTAGCCGCCCGGCATGATTCTTAATCAACAACCGGCCGCCTAAAGGCGGTACACCAGCGCAGGCTACATTGCCGTCGCTGCGCCACCGTCGGCGCCAAAGATGACGATTGATGCTTCGCGTTCGATCCATCGCGTGGTGATCCGCAGCGGCATTCGGCCAGCGGTCCAGCGTCGACCGGCAACCTCGGTCGTCACGCCTGGCTCGATGTCGGTCCATGCCATTCGCCGGCCACCGATCGACACTCCGCGCAAGTGACCGTCACGAACACGCGACCAAATCGGCTCGACGTCGGCAGTCTCAGCAAATTGCAGGTTCGCTCGGATTTCGTTGCCGACCATGCGACTGCTCAGAACACTGCCGAGCGTGTGTTCTAGCGAGTAGGACGAGTGAGCGTTCAGCAGCGGACACCAATCATATAACTGCCCACCGCTGGCGATCAGTACCTCCTGCATCATGCGACCCGATGCCCGGTCGTAGATAGTGACCGGGTTTTCGGTGGCGATGACTGCCGGGATCGTGCGAGCTTCGCGGTCGACTTGGTCGACCATGGTCATGGCCGCGCGAGTGAACCACTGGCCGGTGCGTTTGCCTGCGGCTCGATCGCGGTCGAGTCGTTGAAACCCCGAGATTAGATCGGCTTGCGAGTGATAAGTTTTGCTCATGACCTTGCGTTCTCGGTTTGTGGTCGGTTGGCTGGGTTGTTGCGTGGGCGTGCGTCGTTGGGCACTCGCGACGCTGGGCCGGATTGTTTCATCATGCCGCCAATCCATGCGACGATTTCTTCCGGCGTGAACCCTGCGGCCTCGAGGCGACGTTTCGTGCGAGCCCATGACGCGATGACGTCTTCTTCCTGACGGTTTTGCAGTCGGCAGGCTTCGGCAAACGTGAGCGTCTTGTTCTGCATGCCCATCCGTTCGGCTGCGCGTTCCTTGACCGGGTCGCCCTTGGGTCGCGGTTGCCAGTTCCACAGCAGGTGCAGATCCTGGGGAGCCGTCGGCAATTCGCCGGCGAGCTCGAGTTCACGGCGCAGCGTCTTGACCATGCGGTTGAGTGCACGACGACCGAGCCAGGCTTGCCACGAGTCGATATGACGGGTGTAGCCCTGGTCGTCAAACCGAGCTGCTGAGTAGGCATGTCCGGACGAATCGAGGCGAATCAGCATCAGCGGCATCGCAGCGGCTCGGCCCAGCTCAGCCATTCGCTCTTTGCGGTGCTCGACGTATGTCGCCGTCGGATGGTTCGCGTCGTGCGCTCGGACGTCCCAGCCAGGCGGTGCAGCTCGCGTGACCATGCGACGATGCTTTTCTTCGAACGACTCCGGCGGCTCAAACTTTTCGCCGTCTGGGTTGATGTTCACAAACCACTCGGATCGATCGGCGGCCAAGCGTGCAGCATCGAGAACGCTTTGGTCGTAAGATCGCAGGTCACGGATCGCGGGCAGCGCGGACGCTAGCAACGGATACCCGACCGATTGGCCAGGCTCGCTGCGGATGTAGCCGTGGAAAATCATGTCGGCCGGCACTGCGTCAAACTTGCCGGTCTCGTAGCGAAACGCACCGAAAAACTTTGGCTGGGCAATGTAGTAGGTGATCGGCATGCCGCTTTCGCTGCGACGAATCCCGAACGCAATGTTCGGGTCGCCGGTCATGCCCCAGGGCGTTTCGAGGCGGTCGGCGTGGATAACGTGCGTGCGGAAGGTCGCCGGAAAACTTGATCTTGTCTGGTCAGAGACTTCTTGTCCCAGGATTGAGCCGGCGGTCCACATTTGGCGGACCCACAACTGCAGGATGTCGACGAGCGACATTTCGTTGTTGTAGTCGCACAGTTCGCACCACTCGCGCCAGAACGCCTCGAGGCGATTGTTGTAGCGATCGTCGGACGATTGCACTTCCAGCGACGGTCCGTGCGAACCAACGACGTCGATCGCGTGAGTGGTCACCACACCTTCGACTGTCGGGTTGTTGTGGTACTCGTGCTGGGCTCGGGCTCGCAGCGTCGGCAAATCGACAGCCAGGTCGCTGTCGATCGGTTGACCGTGAGCGTCTTGCCATTGGGCTTCGTTGTTGCGATCCGTGACAGCAGCATCCCATCGCCGGAGTATTTTTGCGCCCGACGGGATCGGCGATGCCGGACTTCCCGAGCCGTCAATCGACCTCTCCGGAATGCCCGCCGGACGCGTGAATTTGCTGACCGGGCCCGATGACGGTGCGAGCGAAAGCGTATCGATCGACCAACTGAAATTGTGACCGCTCAAATTATCCTCGCTCGTGTCGAACAGCTACGGTTACCACACCACCGCGGCGGCCGACTCGACGACGCAGCGACTGGATCGACCGCGAGATCGCTTCGCGGTCCCACTCGACCCGTGCGTCTTCGATTTCGCCGTCAGGAATTACGGCCAGGGCCATTTCGGCCTCTTCCATCAATTGCAAAGCAGCGGCATGGTCGTTCGCCTCACTGGCTTCGATCGCAGAGAGCACTTTCGAGTTCACGCTGTCGATCAGCTCAGTAAAGTCTGCCATTGCCTAGCCTGGTGATGGGTTGCGGGTGCATCGATCCAGGGTTGCGTTTGCGTGGCGAATGTCCCGATTTGATCGGGCCGCTGGGTGACGTTGACCAACCGTGTCACGGTCGTGCATACGTGATCAGTGACGAGCGAACCAACCGCGTACCTTTTCGCGTTGCGGGTCGATCGCTTGGGAGACTGGGGCCTGGCCGCTGGTCGCTGCGACCAGCTTGCGGGCTCGCTTTGCGGTTTTGGCTGCCGGGTCGGCGTCGGGTTCGACCTGTTGTTTCTCCTGGGCGTCTTCGGGATCTTCTGGCGTTTCCTGCACGAAGTCGCCGTCAAACTTCACTGCCGGCGGCCGATAGCCGAGTCGTACCAATGCCGCGTACGCTTCGGCCAAGCAGTCCAATAAGTGGTTGGCGCCGGTGCGAATCCATCGTCTGCGTTCACCTTTACCGGGCACGAACTCGGTGATTAGTTGCTCGTTGGTCAGGTGTCTGGCGAGCGTGCGGTGAATCTTTTCCGGACCGGCAAACAGGCCGATCGACCCGGGTTGCTCGGTGTCGATCGACATGCCGTGCTGAGCGAAATACTTGTATTTGTCGGCGTCCCAGTGAACTTCGAACACTCGCGGCATCGGCAACCACTCGACGTACCAGGTTCGGTCCTGGGCGATCTGGCGCACCGTGCCGCCTTTCTTGGTCGGGCAGGTGTATTTCCGCTCGTCCATCTGCGTTTCGCCTCGACCACGGCAGGCTATGATCCATTGATTCAGACGCTGCGTTCCGTTGGCTTCGCGAGTAAACTCCCAGACCGCTTCGCGTCGGTGACCGGCGTCGGCCCAGACCTGATGCGGACGCAGCGACGACCCGCCCAGTACCGAGTACCCGGCTTGCAGGTAGCTGAGCTGGTCCATCAGTGCCGCCTTGATGGCCGCTTTGGGGTGCGTGCGATCACTCGGAACGTCAAACGATCCGTAGTCAGGCACGAACAAACGCCCGTCTTTGCGTGATGCCAGCGACAAATACCATCCGGTGCGGTCTCCAAGGTCATACGCGGTCGCTAGCAAATCGACGTCTTCGGGCAGTTGGCCGCGTCCGATTTCCATTCGCCTCGAGGCAACGCTGTCGCGAGTGATCACGATTTCGTCTTCGTTTTTGGGCGGCGTGTAAACTTGCGACCAGACGAATTGGCTGAGCTCCTTGTTAGAGAGTTCGCGTTCCGGCGTGTCTTCGGGAATTTGATCGGCAAGCCACTCGTCGGTGGCGACGTCTGACGCTCCGAGCAAGCAATTGACCCACGGCGTGGCGTGGTACCAGAGCCGTGTCGATTCGGGTTTGGGGCCCCGGATGCGGCCGCGTCGATCGACCGTCTGGCCTGCGTGCAACAGCACGGCATCTTTGAGCGATGCAAAGCGTTGCTCTTCGGTGATCGGCTTGTCGCATTCCGGGCAGACCCAGGTCGCAGCGTTGGCGGCCGCGATCTCGCTGCGAGCTCCTTTCCATCCGACCAAATGTTTGCGTCCGGGTGCGATGAACGTCTTGCAATGCGGGCATGGCGAAACGATCTGCGTCTTTGTGCTCGCCTCATATAAGACCCAGGGCAGTTCGGTCTCGATTGTGAGCGTGCCTTCAATGTAGGTCCGCCGTTTGTTGCGTTTATAAGATCTCTGTCGACCGCGAACTTGACGCAGCGGGTCGGCTTCGACGCTTTGGCCACCGGCTTGTGAGAATCCGGCCGCCTCGGTGATCGCGAGGGTTGGCGTTGTGAATCCTGCTTTGCCGGTGTCGTTGGCACCGGCTGAGAAAATCTTGAGGATCGCACCGTTGGCGAGCTGAACCATGTCGCGGACTTTACCGCCGCTGGATCCAGATCCACGCGTGGGCAGCATGCGACGGAGGTTTGGTGATGCGAGCATCACGGGCCGGACGTCGGCCTGCCATTTGTTGTCAGCCATGTCGGCGAACGGGACGCAAAAGCCGATCGACTGCCCGAGTTCGCAGGCGTGATAGAGTGTCGGCGATACGTAGCCGAACAGCGATTTGCCGTACTGGGTGACGGCGGTGAAGACGAGATCCTGCCATTGTGGATCGTCGACCGCATCGATCCATAATCCGATCGCTGGCTGACGCTCGATTCGAAAGCGTTCGCCTTTGTGTGGCCCGTCCGGAATGATCAGCTCGGATTCAACCCACTGGCGAAACGATCGCGGCGGTGAACTCTTGCCACGTCGCAAGCAGTCCGCCATTTCCTTTTGTAAGATCGAGGCCATCAGCGGGCCTCGCTAGATTCGCAGCACGCCTTGCTCGATTTCTTCGGCCAGGTGTTCAAGGAACTCGTTGAGCGTTTTTTGTGCCTCGGTACCGTTGGCCGCGGTGCGCAACTGCTGGCCAAATCCTTCGAGCCTGGTCGACAGCCACGACAGCATGTCTCGCAGTTCGCGGCGGTCGATCGAGTCGCCACGATCTCGCACGACTTGAATGCCGAGTCGCTCATTGGACTGCCGCAGTTTGATGATTTCCTGGCGCAGCTTCTCGGTTTGCAAGTCGTGATGTTGGGCCTCGTCCAAATCGAGCTCGCCGGATTCCGCTAGCTCCGCATCATCGGCCGGCCGGATGTACCGTGCGTTGGCGGTGATCAGATCATGGTAGGCTCGGATTGCGTCGTTGAGATCCACCGTCGGACCGTCAATCGGCAAATCATAGCGATCGGCTTGCTCGTCGATCACCTTCTGCTGCCGGCCAGCATACGCACAGTAGATTCCTTTTGGCACCGCTGAGGCAAACGCCTGGGCCGCTGCGTCAGCTTGCATCTTGTCGTACCAGGCCGCATCCCTCGCTTCTGCCTGTGTCAGTCGTTTGCCTTCGGCGGCGGCCAGTTTGGCTTTGAGTGCTGAGATCGTCCGAAGCTGCTCAGCGGTTGCCTTGGTCGGCTTAGCCTTTGGTTTTGGTTTTGGCTTTGGCTTCGCGGTCTTCGCTGTCATTGATCTGGCGACGACTCAATCGATCCGATACGCCCTGGGTGACGAGGCGGAAAAACAGGCTCGTCGGGCCGCTCGAGTTTCGTCAGCCTGTGAGATTGCCACTGAATCAACGCGTTCTGCTTTTCGACGATCTGCTGCAACGATTCAATGTTGGCCCGGTTGATCCTGATTTCCGAGATCGATTTGTCGTTGACAAAAACTTGGCCGATCATCGTGCAGAAAATTAAGATCAGCAGCGTGTTGGTCAGCTTATTCATCAGCAACGACTTCCCCAGGTTTCAATTCTTCAATCAACGCATCAACAGCGGTTTCGCGTCGTTGGCGTGTGATTCTGGCTTTGACTTCATCCATCACATAACGATCTGGATTGCCAAATTTAGAATCTACCATCCGGCGGACAACGACGCTGCCAAGGTACGCTGCGACGAACAAACCAAGCATAACACAGACAATTGCCAGCACGACGATGATGGCGTAGAGGGCTTCGGGTTGCAGTTGGGTCACGTGATCACCTAGTCATAAGAAACAGGCCGATTGGGAGCAGTACCAGCACAGTGCCGGCACAGATTAAGAGTACCAGACCGACGATCACGATAAAAATGATGTTCGGCGCTGCGACGCTGACAGTAGGGTTGATGCTTGGTTTGACGACAACGGTGTCAGGGATCAATCGCGGCCGCTCAATCAATGGATCACGCACAAAGTCGTATGCCATCGTGTATCGGGCTGGCTGGACAGTGATCGATCGATCGAGCGTGGCTTGTTTAATCATGGCCGCAGCCAAGTCTGCGGGCCGTGGAATCGCTGATCCGGAGGCCTTAAAAATGACGCCGCCGTCGGGGCGTACCAACGCGATCGTTGGCGCTTCGTGCGGCGGCAAGGCTCCGGCGTAGCGTGCTTGATAGATTCGGTTTCGCGGGGTGAAACGAAACACTTTGGATTTCGCTGCGATCGCGGCTACTTCCGGGCTGTTCATCGTGGCCTGCAGGGTAATGCAGTCAGGACACGGCACATCCTTTGTGAGTACGATCAGCGTGTATTTTCCGCTGTCGTTCATCGGCACCGACGGCGACTGAGCAAAACCGCTGGCCGACAGAAAAAGTACAATCGCGACGGCGATCAATGTTCTGGATGCCATGGGTTTTGCTTTGTGCTGAAAGGTGTGTAATAAGTGGTCGGCAATCATTGAGCGGCAAACGTTTTGATCGCTTGCTGGACCGATGGGCGGTTAAGCAGCCCAGGGTCGCCACGCTTCAAATAGGATGTGATCGCCGCTTCGCGTTGCTGGGGTGATGCTTTGGCAAAGCACGTTTTGCAGACGCACATCAGCGAAATGTCGTCATCGGTCCAGAGCTCTTCCCACTGCTCGCCGACTGTCGCTTTGCCGCAGATTTCACAGCGAAACGCACCATGCTTGACGGCTTCCGTGGTTGCTAAAGCGGATGGGCTTCGCGCTGCAGGCGGCCGCGTTTGGCTCGGCGGTGTCACTTGCGGTTGGCATGGAATGCACGCTCCAGATTCAATTGCATCGGCCTTTTTGACTTCGTTGGCCGCGATCGAATCGACGTCCAGCGAACTGTAAAGGCTGATTTCGCTGGTCACTTCCTGACCGGTCTCGCCAGGGCAATAGCCACCAGGTGGGCAAACGCTGGGCGGATTGAGCTGCGGATTGAACGGGTCGACCTGCACGGGCGTCGGCTCAGGCTGAGGTTGGACGCATCCACCAGCAATCATGCAGACGGCCATCATACCGACGGCGAGTGCTAAAAGAATTGATTTCATGGTTTGGGATCCTGCCAAGATTGGCAATCGGGGAAAGGGGTTAACTTTGCGATCGGTCGATCGCGTCGTACAGCGGAGGCGGTACCGGATCAGCGGCTAAGGCGAGCGCGAAACCGCCGTATCCAGCCCATTCCTTAAGGAATTTGGACCGCTCAACCTTGATCCAATTGCGCGGCCGATTGTTGTCCAGCAAGTACGCGACCTCACGGCCGGACTCGTCGCGGTGGAATCCGCAGAAATTGATACAGTGCGATGGGTAAAACCAAATCAACGCACTGCGGCGGGTAGCGGTACACCAATCGAGCAACGCGGGATCAGCACGCAACGTGTAGAAGTACCGCAGATTTCGCTCGTCATGATGCCGACGGATCGACGTGGACGTCTCACCACCGGCGTGCGATCGCCGCCACCAATCGGCCAGCTCTGGATTGTTCGACCAATGCAGATTGAAGACCGTGCTGGCATTGACGCAGCTCCCCGAGCCGCGTGCATCGGTCCAGTTGAATGGCCGCAGATTCACAGGCAGGTTTGCCGCTGGCACTTCGGCCGCTGCGATCGGAGGCAGCAGTCGTGGCTCGCGATGGCTTGACGGGTTTGCCACACAGCCAGTTGCCAGCAACGCGATGGCGAGCAATGCGAATTGAGTAAATCGAATCACGGTGGCCTCGGTGTGAAACGGTCGATCGAGAGTTTCACACACTGTGCCGACGGCTGTTTTGCTGTCCCGATTTAGATCGGGTCGGCAGCGCACGCGACGCACGGCCAGATCCGCACGAGTCCGTGACGAGGGCAACGCCGCGGAGTCTTGAGTTCAACCGGGCGAACTTCGGTACCGCCCTGGTCCTGCACTTTGAGAAACCGGGCTCGCGACCAGCGACCGACGGCTGTTTTGCTTAGTCCCAATTCCCGAGCGGTCAACCGCACGGTGTACCCGTGAATTTCCCGCAGTCGCTGGACCTCTTTTTTTTCCTGGTCTGTTAGATGCTTGCCGGTGAACCGAATGCCGCTTTCGCGGGCGATCGACAACACAACCTCGTAGGGCTGAGACAACTTTCGCGCGATCTCGATCGGGCGAAGACCTTCACGCAACAGCGTCAGGACGATTTCTCGCATAGGACCGTCGTGGACGAGGAGCTGCACCCAGCAGCGTTTCGGCGTGAATCCCGGGCCCCACAGGCTCCACGCACAAACTTACTTACCCACACAAAATACCAAACGTGCGCAAAAATAGCGACCGAAGAATGGGCTACGCCC